ATAAAGCGGTTTGGATTTCATGATTTTCTCTTTCAAAGGACGAAAAAAAAGCCGCTTACGCGACTCGATTGCGCCCTTGCGGGCAGTAAAAACCCTTTCGGGCTTAAATGGTGTCGCAGCGGTAAGGAATGGATACCTTGACCACGTATCGACCTTGTTCATATTCTCCGATTCTCGGTGAGGCTGGCTTGGTGACTCGTATCGTCAGCCCACTAGAGGAAATCGAAAGATTGTTCGGGAATTGCGTTGCGATGTTTTCGACTATCGTTGCGACCGTTCCGGTTCCTACATTCTCAATCCCGACTACATCAATCTGGAATATTCCTGAGTACAGCACATGCGTTCCGGCAATGTCTTTACTTGCGCGTGTAGCAGGCATGAACCATGCGCGCAGATAGGTTCCAGACGGTTGCGAGATAGGTGCGTTCTGATACTGAACGGTCAGTGATTGCGTTGCCGCCCATGTTGCCAGACGACCTTCAAGCGCGGCTCGGATTGTTTTATCTGACACTGTTTTGAATTTCCATCACGGATAGCCTGACCATTCCATTCGGAGCTTGTTTTGACCATCCGTTTTCAAGCCTTTCGGCATACGGAAGGTTATTAGTAAGGAACACGCTTTGATCGTTCAACGTGTAGCTAACTACGGTAGAGGTCGCTTTTGATATTGCTCCGCTTCCGCTAGGGTCGGTTGATTCAGAAGTCGATAGATCAGGCGAACTAATAGAACAATTCCAGTTAGCCCTAAAACGACCCGTATCAACCGGAGACTTCTCAATCACGCGACTGAATAACTCAATGGCGATTTTCTTCGCTACAAGTTCTGCTTGTTCCTTTGCGGCCTCAATCTGCTTTGCAAGATTCAGTGCAAAAGTTGTCATTTCCGTACCTGCACTTCATATAGCACCGGAGTCCCTGCCGGATTGGTTACAGTGACCGGAGGAACGATGTTCCACGTATCCGAACCGATAACCAGCTTGTCGCCTTCGGTTGGCTCAGAAACTCCGAATGGGGAGAGCAGAACTAGCCTGTCGCCAATCCTTACCTTCTCTCCGTCAATAAGTTTCTTGTCGAAATCAACCGTACAACCATGCCCGACCTGATCGGTATAGGTTACGGTCACGCCACCCGTAGAAGGGTCATAAGCGGTTCCAGCAGATACTTTCAGAGTGACGGATTGCCCAAACTCAGTGATGATGTCGTCGGCAACATCGGCCATGTCTGAATAGAAGGTCATGCGCGAACCACTTGGACGCCACCCAATCCGGTAGTCAATTGCTTCAGCAGCGCATCAATCGCCGCGTAACGCTTCTGACCTCCGGTATCGACAGGGCGTGTTTCCTTGGTAATAGGCCCGACCTTGACCATTGTGGTCACAGACGGTTCTACATCTGCGAACAGGCTGGTCGTCAGCGCCTTTACTGCCAATTCAACCGTGGCAGAGCGCAGCCGATTCATTAGTGGATCGTCGTCCCAATCCCACATTTGGCGCGGGAATTCCAACGCTTGAGAGTAATAGGACTTGGCCGAACGAAAGTTATACATCGTGTCAATATATTGCGTGGCATTGCGGAGTGCGGATTCTTTCACCGCATCCGTTCCCGTCCATGCAGTCAAACCGTGGGCGGTGCAATACGTTCCGGCATCGGCAACGGATACATAACTCTCCGCGTCAGAAAGCCCGCTACCATCCTCAACAATCAGTGCCATCTCAACCCTTCAGAATTGGGGCCAGCCGGAGCCAGCCCCATTCAACTATCAGCCGAGCAACAGGGCGACGTGTTCGGTCTTCACGACCTTGACGCCCCATGCACAACTAATCTCGTACTGCATTTGGCGATACTGCGGATACATCGCCACCTCAAACGAGAGGCCGGAACGCGGGTCGGTGACCGTAGTACGATCAACCGCCAAGTCACCACCATTCGGCAGAGCCGGAAGGCGTTGAGCCAGAACGATCGCCGACTTTGCGAAAGCCATCGAACGGGTGGTCGAAGCAACCATCGTGATCGCAACCGTACCAGAGGCAGCGGTAGCGGTCTTCAGACCAGGCGCGGCGATGGTGATAGCACCAGCAGCGACGGCGGTGATGACGTACTTGTGAGCGTTCGACTCATGCGCTAGCGTAATCACGTCACCGGCAGCAAGGCCAGAAGTGTAGTCAGCGGTAGCCGCAAGCGAAGTAGCACCAACAGCACGAACCGCAGAGGTCAGCGTACCAGCCGAGAACGAACCAGCAGTATGGAACTTGGTTTGACCAGATTCACGAACCATCATGCCGTTGATATCGAGCAGAACGCCTTGGCGCAGGATCGAGTCATTGGCGTTAGATGCGTCGTAACCGGCTTGCTTGCCACGAAGGTTTGCACCGGCAGCGGTATCAATGACCAGTTGCAGGTCAGAAACCGGAGCGCCGTTATCGACCAGAATCTTGCGCGACAGCGAGGCGGCGGTGTAGTCGCCAGCGGTAGCGAACGGAACGGTAGCAGCCGCACCAGCAGCGCGGGAAGCATACAGATGCAGGCCGCACAGGTCGGATTCCATTTCATTCACAAGGGTGCGAATGGCCTGTTGAATCTGAGCCGCACGGATGTTTGCAGCACCATACGAACCAGCAACCGACAACTCTTCTTCGCCATTCCAGCGAATCGGAACGCGGCGGGCCTTGGTGATTGCCAGAGTCACAGAACCGATAGTCTGGTTGCCATCATCCGGCGTGGTAGCGGCGGGAGCGATATCACCAGCAGCGGCGGCGGGAGCAACAAAGGTGCGGATGGTTGCATCCTTGGCGGCGCGTTCGGCAGCGGCGTCCATCGTGACGGCGGGAATCATGCCGACAAGTTCGCGGGAAACAACGTCCAGCGATTCGTAGATTTCAGGAATGAGATTGGTAAGAGTGTTTGCCATGATTGGCTCCTGTTAGGTGATTTCGATACCAGCTTTTGAAACGCTCATTTTCTCTTTAGGAGAGAGTGCTTCAAATTCGGCGCGGGTCATTTGCTTGGTTGAACCCTTGCCCTGGCTGTTTCCATTTGCGCCTGATCCAGAAGCCTTCGCTTCAAACCAGTGCGGCGCTTTGTTCTTCATGTCGCCGAACCACTCCTTGAGCGTTAGCGGCTTGCCGTCTTTGCCGAGTACGCCTTCAGCCGCAACAGTATTCCCGTTGTCGTCAATGACGAACATGGAACCTGCACGATATAAGGCATCTTCCACGGCGAAGTGATACAAGCCCGCCGTTCCGGCCTCTGCACGAATGCTGTTTTCGAGTACGCGTTTGCTGAATGCTTTCACTCGCGTTTCTGCAACTTCGCGGGCGGCGCGTTCGGCTTGCGTTTCAGCCTCGTAACCGGCCTTCATGCGCTCGGTTCGCTTGTTGATAACCTCGTCAATCTTTCCCGACTTGATAAGCGCGGCGTCCTCGTCTTCGGAGAATTTAGAGAGCAATGCTTTCATGGCATCAGGGTCGATACCTTCAAACCTTGCTAACTGTTCCTTGGTCGCCTTCAGCGATCCGAGGATTTCCGAATTCTTGTTCTTCAATCCCGCGACTGCGGAATCAATGAGCGCCTGTACTTCTGGCGCGACGATTGCTGGGTCGTTCGTGTCTGACATGGTTTCCCCTTGGGAGTGATTTACGGCTTTGCCGTTGTTGCTTCCACCGCCTGACGATGGATGTAAAAAAGCCCCGAACCAGTTAAGGTGCGAGGCTTTGGTAATCTTTAGGCGAACGAATCCGCCACGCGGTTAGATTAGCACTATGTTATGCGGATTGCAACTACCATGTGATTACGTGTCCTTTTGCTAAACAATGAAGACAGCATCTAACCTTAACAGGCTTTAGACCTTTGATAACGTCAGCATTCCCGACGTTAGCATGTATCCATGTATTCGATCCGCAGAATGGACAATAACGCGAAACACTGGATAACCTGACCGATGATTTCGGATTGTCTGGATTATCTTTTGATGATACCAATTCAATCAAAGTCCGGCTTTCTTGAAGTATTCCGCGTCACGCTTGCGAAGATCGTCTAGCGTCAAAACATCGCCAGCGCGATTGACGAAACGGTCTAGCGGCATACCTGCCCGAAATAGTTTTCCCTTCGTCTTGCCAAGTACGCCATCCTGAAATTCTGCCGACTTTCCTTTTAGCCATTCACCGTATGCAAGGTTCGCTGGAACCTGGCCGTCGAGGCTGGCTCTAGTCCCTTCAGGGAATTCTTTCAGGTCTATTCCAAGCTCTTTCCAGCTCTTCAAAATTGGAACCGACGTACTACGGCAATTCGGGTGACGAGGAGGCTGCGGGCCTTCTCCTACGGGAAACACTTTGCCGTCCAAAGATGCACATAGAACGGACACGCGAGAATCCATCGTGGCGGTAAACTTCCAACCTTTTACAAGGCCATCGTTTGATTCGTAAAACTTCTGCCGCGTGTGGTTTGCCGTGTGGCTTATGGCAGTCCTTACGACTGTCTCAGCGTTTCTACGGGTAATCTCGATGATCCCATCCTGATACTGCCTAGCCTTCGTCCCTCTGATGCGGCGCACAATATCCGCGATTGGCTGGCCTTCTACATATCCAATTCTAACGGCATCCCGAATCTTCGCGGCTTTGTCAGTTTCTAAACCTTGCATCCATTCGGACAACAAGCGGCCTTGGAATGGCCTAGACACCGTGGCTGATACAACCTGAGCGACAGGAACGGTAGCGACTTGAAGCGTTACAGGTAATTGGTTCTGGAATAGCTGTTGCTGATAGCCGAGTTCATAACCAACAAGGTCAGCAAGTTCGGCTTGTAGTTCTAGCCTGATCTTCTGATATGCCGCCGCGTTTATTTCACGGACTGAAGATAAAAGCGATTCCAGCCGATCAACCGTAAAAGCACCTGGAGGAAGCCGAAGCAATGCCGCCTCCAGTTTCTCGAACAGGTCTTTGTCTGTTCTGTTCAGTAGTGCAATGACTTTATAGACGACTTGGTTCTGATAGCGAATCAGATCATGTGAGTGGTCGATTGCCGCCGTCT